CGATACCTGAACTCATAGGAGTTGATGATGTTCTAAATGGAAGTTGGTCATCATTAATCTTGACACCTGTTGTATTGAGCAATCTAACCTTAACCTCATTCCATCGTTTCTTTAATCCTTGTGCTTTACCTGCTTGAGAACCTGACTCAACACGCATAGTCTTTAAAGTTGATGTATATCCTAATCCTACTTGAATATCTACATTAGTCCAACCAGTAGGTACTGATATAGATATAGCACCACTTGAAACTACTTTATCTGGGAATACAGAGTCATTTATAACTAACTTGACCGTTTCCCCTTCTAAGTGAGAAAGTCCACTTACAGAGGTTGTAGCGGTTGATACAGTGCCTGTGATACCTGAATCTACATTTATGTCTGGGTCTAGATATTCAATATGCCTTACTACTGATCCATTGACAGTTCTTTTAACTGCTACCCATAATTGATCCTGAGTTGTATTAGTTATTACTGAAACACTCTCAACTTCAACGCTAGTACCACCAATCTCATGTTCCGCCCAAGCAATTACTTCTTCAGGTCTTTCATAAGTCAGACTTAACATCTTGCCATCTGCAGTACACGCCCAAATAACTGAATCTGGCTCTTGTTGATAGTCCATGTCTTTAAGGTAGCCTGCTGTTATATGCTCTGATAACAAAGTCATATCTGGAGCAATATAAGCATCACTCTGAAATTGATAAGAGAACTCTCTAATCTTTCTTCTAGCTCTCTGTGCAAATAGAATAGCGTTACCAATCTGGATAGGTGGGATAGTCCAACTACCGTAAGTAGTCTGCTGAGTAACCATTACATTAGATGGTGTTAAAGGCTCTCCCTGTGGGCGGCCTACTTTAAATTCACCACCTGCTGTTCCAACAATGAGATCTCTACTTGGTTGTAACCATCTTATTACATTGACTTTATTAGTAGCAATAGCATATTCCATTGACTCATCTGCCAAGCCTGTACCTTGATCAAAGTTCTCATAGTCAGCTGTTTGAGAACCCCATATTGTTTGTGGATAGGTAGAGCTACCAGCAAAGAATAATCTCTGTTCATAAAACGATACTGTTCTAGGATAGCCATTACTACTTGTCCAAGGTGTTGAACCAGCCCATGTGAATGTAGGTGTACTTAATGTCCAAGATGTATGACCTGTACGAGATAGCTTTCTAGGTGCATGGCCACTATGACAGATATACATAACATCTGCTGATTGTGCAAAGTGTAGTTCTGTTAGTTCAGCCTCTAAATAAGGTGTTGATATTTCATAAGCAGAACCGCCAGATTGAATCTGACCGTTGTCTTTATAGAAACGAATATAAGTGTCACCAAACTCTAGTACATAGGATTGAGTTACATTGAACTCGAAAGGAATAAGCCTTACTTCTTTAGTCGAATCCTTAACCTCAGAAACAAAGTGAGTTCCTCCTCGTCTAGTAGCGCCACCATGAGGATATACAATCATGTTGGTTAGTTCACTACAACCGTTAAAATATTTCTTAAAGTCTATTTGTCCTTCAAGACGAGGACTTAACTCCCCAGCTGTGAAGTTAGACTGAAATGGATGTACTCTAGCCATTTAACCCCTAAATGATGTAAATGTATCAGATACTAGACCATCAATAAAACCCTCCAATCCATCAATAGATCTAGCTTCTGCGACTTTGATTTCATATAGCTCCCACATTTGTTTAGAAAGGCTATTGCTTCCTGTTATTGAGTATGCTAATTCAGCAGCTAATCTAGCTGTCAATACTTCTGTGAAGATTGGATCGAATTGTGCTGTATCTGTTACTTGTGCAATGTAAAGAATCTTTGCAGTTCCTTCATCTGATAATAACTTTCTTCCTTCAATCTTAAAGATGTACTCATCATATTCCATTTTGAGAACACGAAGGCAATAAGGACTGGTTGGAAGAGTATATTGATAAGCGTAGTCAAATGCAGGTGCTGCAACTAACTTACTTAGCTCTTGTCTTTCTATTGCGAAATTCCAAGGATGTGATCTTAATACAGCATCTCTTGTAGGTTCGTAAAATGCGTTACAGAGTCTTGCTCTTTCTGTATCGTCAGTTAGGGAAGTGATTGGATCGTCACCAAGTTTTCTTAATGCGTTTGAACAAATGGAAACCGCTGTTGCCATATCTCTTCTCCTGAATGTGGTGAGGATAACCCGTTACAGGAAACCCTCATTTTTTTTATAACTTTAGTCTAGTACATAAACCAAGTAGCCAGATGCAGTATCGCCAGAAACGATAGCAGTATCCGTACTTGTTAATCTAATAGATACGCCACCTTGCGAAATGAATACTTTAGTATCCGCAGTTAATGCAGAGCCTACAGCCATTGCACCAGCAGTATCAACAGAAACACCGTTGTCAATACCATCAGCATCCGCAGCTACAGCATCACCGTCTAGGTCTGTGTAAGCATCCCAGCCAATGTCCATAGTAGCACTAGCAGTAGTCCAGTTATGCTCAACGCGACTTAACGCGCCTAACAAACGAACAGTTCCAGCAGGTAAACGAACAACTTCCGCAGAAGATGTCGCATCACCAGCACCTGATTGAGTATGATCGAAAGCAGCGATTCGCAAACGACCATGAATATCAGATGTTTCTTCTCTTACAGAAGGACTAGCATCAAAGTTAGTTACTTGCGTACTTTTTTGAGTAGTTACAGCCATGATTATTCTCCTATATTATTCAGTACACGCAATCTCTACTACTTTCTCGTCTTCAACACGAGTAGCACCGATTGTCATTGATAAAAATACTTGAGTAGCATAGTTCTTGTCATCACGCTCACTAATGCGAGTTTGAATCTCTGAACCCATTGCTAGACCAAGACCTGATTTACAGTACACAGTAACCTGACGGTTGCCATCTGAATCAGTACCTAAACGCTCTGAACGGATAAACTTAAAGCCTAAGAAAGTATCCAATTGACCTTGTGCCAACGCTTTAACAGTGTTGTAGTCAGAAGATTTAATTTCAGTAGTATTTAACAAATCAGTTACTTGCTTCGCAGAAAGTACACAGTAACGCTCTTCTTCAGCATCTACATCAGAACCATCTAGTGTTTCTTTAGCAGAAAGAAGTTTAGCAACTGTTAAACCACCTGATGCGTGAACAATCTTTTGAGCAGATGGAAGTGCGATAGTAGTACCACCAGCAACGCCACCATAGGCATTACCAACTGCTGCTTCAATAATTGCAGTATCCATAGCGCGACCCATTGCATTAGCACCAGCCATTGCATACTCGCTCTGTGGAGTGATTAACATACGAACCTTATCTTCTTGATCGATCAAGTCAGCCCAGTCGTAGTCATCCATTGAAACTCTACGTCTTGAATGTGGACTATCCATACGAGGAGTATCTGAGTGGCGTGAAGTACGCTTTTGAGCTGAAACTGCACCAATTCTTTCGAAAAAGTGATTCTTACCTGTTACTGATTCATAACGAACCGAGTCGCGTAATCGTGAACCTTTCTGTTGTGCAAGGTGCAACACATTACTTTTATACTGCTCGACAAAAGCAGTCGTAATTTGAGTAGACATAATGTCCTCCTTTTATAATTATTTTATATATCCAGTGGGCATTATCCTTTCGGGTGTCCTGTCTATTACGCTGACTATGCGAGTTTAAGAACCACCTTTAACCTACTGTTATCCGTGAGGGCAGTGTCTGGTTACAAGCGGATTTTACCTCGCTTGCTTCTTATCTTACCACTAATTATATGCTTTATCAAATAATTGTCGCATTTCTTCTTGAGCGTCTTGATGCTTAGGACTTGTAGCATCCCAATAAGCATTAGATTTATCTCCGTTGATTTGCTCGATTCTCATCTTAGCATCTAGTGGACTCATCACTAAGGAGTTGTTAGTAGTTCCCTGTGCAGAGTCTTCTGTTATATCTTTACCTGCATTTGCAAGTAATCTAATTAGATCTGGATCATTACCATATCTAGGGTCTGCTAACTTCTGCTGAAGTTCGGGTGTTCCGTAGATACGCAATGCTCTTTGTGCAGCAGATAGATTTTTATCATAATTAGCACCAAACTCTTTTCTTAAAACCTCTTCAGTTTGAACACCTTGTGCGTCACCTGATACTTGTTCTTGATTCATTTGATAGTCTACTGAACCTTTTTGCCACTCAACTAAGCCTTGCATTTGTTTAGGTGATAATCCTAAATCATGTCCTGTTTGTTTAAATGAGTTCATCATTTCCTCTGGATAGTATTGTTCATATCCTGTTGGAACTTCAACTTCATAACCTTCTGCTGTTTCAGGTCTACCAAGTTTAGTATATAACTCGCTCATTTCTTCATCATTCTTCGGGATAGGTATTCTACTGCCCATCATTTTCTGCTGATGAATAAGTGTTTTTGCGGCTGATTCAGTATCATTGATACTTGCAAGCGTTGGATCTGCTCGTAATTCGTCTGATAACCCTTCACGCCAATCTTGGTTACCACTCTCAACAGGTGCTACTACAGCATTATCCGTTGTTTCTGTGACCATTTCTTCACTCATAATTTTATTCCTCTTTTATATTACACATATTTAAAATACGAAGATAGACAGCACGCTCGCCCTCCCTCCTCGCGGTTTCATACGGGTCGCCTTTCGTGTAGGATTCCCGTAGTTGATATGCCTTGCGTAGGTCATCTAGGACTTTACCCCCAGATATAGACCCAAAACAGTCAGCATAATCTCTTTTTATCTTGG